GCTTCTTACTGCGAATATGTGGCTAGACGGTACTCAATATTTGATTTTTCGAAATTTCGTCAGAAATACGCTTAGAGATAGATCCTTAACCATAGATTCTGGACTGAAAGATGCTCATGGAGTAGAAAGAACTTGGAGAATCGTTCGTCCTCCTAAATACCTTCCGCTAGGAAATGATAACTGGCGAGTAACTTTAGAGCTAGAAGAACTTCCATGAGAACAATATCACTTCCCGCATTGCAAGGAATGTTGGCTCAGCAAACTGATGAGTGGTTTGCGGTTTTATTGGATATTGACCATCCATCATTTCAAAATCCTATCAGGCTAGTGAATGATTATAATGTATTACAAGTCGACGGAAATACGTATATGGCATATCCATTTGAATTTACTTTGCCGGATGAACAGGACGATAGGGAACCTCAAGCGTTATTGATTATAGATAATACTGATAGGATGCTAGTTAGCAGTATTAGATCTATATCAGGGCCTCCTACGATTACGGCTAGAATAGTTAGAGGAAAAAATCCTAGTGATATAGAATGGGGACCTATAGACTTTACAGTAAGAAGTGTTCAATATGACGCTTCCTATATAAGGTTTAGACTAGTGTTTCTAAATTATAGTGACGAACCTTTTCCTTACTTGACGTTTACTCCCAGGCTATTTCCTGGTCTGTTTTCATGAGAGAACAGATTAAAGAATATATAGGCATTAAATGGGAGGAAATGGATTGTTGGCGTTTAGTCGTTATTATCTTAACGGATTTATGCGGAATTAAGATAGAGGACATAGAATATTCTGTATCTCAGCCTAAAGAGCAATTATGGTCTTTAGTAGGTAAGTACCAATCTAATTGGACCAAAGTAGATAAGCCCGATATAGGAGATATTATCTTATTCGAGCTTATGGATAGACCGCATGTTGCTGTCTATTTAGGCTCACAAGAGTTTGTACATTCTACTCGATACGCGGGTGTTTGCATTGAAAGACTTAGTTCCCCTAGATGGAAGCGAAAAGTTAAAGGCTTCTACAGGCATAATTCATATTTTCGCTCTTGAGCATCCTTTTTCTCAAGACACAATCTATTGCGAAGCCCCTGTAGGTCTGTCTATTCGACAAATAATTGGATGCGATAGACAAGATCTATTTGTAATTCATAACGGTGAATTACTTCCCGCTGATCTATGGGAAAATAGATTTCCTGCAGACGGCGATCTACTCAATATAGTCCCTATTCCTGGTGATAGTTCAGACGTAAAAAGGCTAGTAGGAACTATCGCTCTTATTGCATTAGCCGTATGGGCCGGTCCAGTAATTGCAGGAGTATTCGAAAAAGGGTTACTTGCTAGTTCTACATTTTGGACCGCGACTGTATTTGCTGTCGGACAGTTAGTTCTTAATTCTCTAATACCTCCTCCGACGCTTGATCAAGCCAAGCCACCCAGAGATCAGTACAGTATAACTGGCTCTAGAAATCGAGTCGCTCCTTATGAGCCAGTTCCTATTTTATACGGGAGACATAGGACGTATCCTCCGTATGCGGCATTACCATACACAGAGATTGTAGGTAATGAGCAATATCTTAATATGCTATTTTGCGTGGGTATAGGTGATTACGATATTGAAGATATAAAAATAGGCGAAACACCTTTATTGGATTATGATGGCGCAGACGTAATAAAAACGAGTACACCAGTCGGAAAAGACGTATTTGAAGAGGCGCTTAACCTTCCGTTAATAGATCCTCTTGATCCTACTGGTGGAAGTGCGACTTTTACTAGAACTACTTCAGAAAATACTACTGAAATAAGTATCGATATAGTCTTACCTGCTGGGCTTCAGTATGTAAATACTAAAGGCGATAGAAGATATGTAAATATTGATTTTAGAGTTGAATATAGCCCAGCGGGCCAAAATACTTGGTCAAATGTTCGTGTGACTAGACCAGAATGGCCGCAAGATACTTGGGGCTATAACCAAATACTAGACCATCTAGGTCGACCTCCGCCTACAAGACTTTATGGCGGTATTTTACAGGATAGTCCTAGAAATCCTACAGATTTTAGAGTTAGAGCTAATACTCGAGATCCCCAAAGACTGACCATTAAGTGGCAAGTTCCTTCAGGCCAATACGATGTTCGCGTAACTCGAACGTACATGGCTCAAAATGACCCATTCAATGGGACAGAGACAGAGCTGAATAAGTACGCCCAAAATTTTGTGTGGGCCACATTAAGAAGTTTTAATGATAATGTTAATGTAGTCCATCCAGACGTTCAAGGAATTATAACGTATCTTAAAGTCCGAATTAGGGCCTCTGACCAGCTTAATGGCGTAATAGATAGACTTAATCTTATAGCTACAAGGAAATTACGTCGGTGGGACTCAAATACGCAGTCCTTTACACCTGCGTCAGCTACTAGAAATCCAGCATGGGCCTTTTTAGACGTACTTACTGGTTTAGGCAATTCTAGAGCTATTTCGGATGCCAATGCCCCCAATCTAATCGAATTAGATACTCTCGATACTTGGGCTTCTGAGTGTGAGACAGTAGGTAATGAATCTTATTATGATGATGTAATTAATAATCCTAGCAGTGTTTTTGAAATACTGAGACGAATTGCTGCAGTAGGACGAGGTGCAGTAAACATTCGTGATGGTAAGTTTACTGTAGTCAGAGAGTCCTCATCGGTTACTCCTGTCCAGCATTTTACGCCTCGTAATACACGTAATTTTTCGTCCGTCAAAACATTTAATCAAATTCCACATGCTCTTCGTGTTCGGTTTATTAGTGACCGAGCCGGATACGTAGAAGACGAAATTATTGTTTATGATGATGGATTCAATGAAGATAACGCTACCAATTTTGAGGTATTAGAATTAGTAGGCGTAACTGACCACGATCAAGCGTGGCGTATGGGCCGATATCATCTGGCTGTTATGAGGTTACGGCCAGAGATATTTACGTTTACGGTTGATATAGAACATCTCGTTGCTCAAAAAGGAGATGTATGCAAACTTACGCACGATGTAGCTTTAATCGGCGTAGGCGCTGCGAGAATAAAATCTATCAACGGAAACGCGATTACTTTAGACGACAATTTCGATTTAGACGGATCGAGCACCTACGCTATTCGAGTCAGACGAGACGACGGATCTAGCGTTGTACAGAATGTTATAGAAAATTCAGGAAATAACGATACGTTTACGTTCACGCCTTCTATTCCTAATGGAATAAAGGTAGGTGATTTAGCTATTTTAGGTATATCCGGCTCAGAGACTATTGATGTTAAGATAATTAGAATAGTACCTGAAAACTCTAGCCATGAAGCAAGCATTTCCTGTGTTGACGCTGCTCCCGGCGTATTAACTGCGCATCTAGGACCTATTCCTGAGTATAATCCTGTTATTACTGTTCCAGTTAATCCTCAAGACGTAACTCCGCCTATACCTAGAATAGTTGATATTAGAAGCGATGTAAATACCCAAGCATTGGATTCTAATGGTAATCCTATTGCTAGAGTTATTATAGCATTTACTCTTTCTAGTCAAAGGTTTACATCATTACACGTTCAAGTTCGATATAGAGAAACGAATAAGGATGATGTTCAAGGTGGACAGTGGAAACTTACGCCTCTTTTAGACCCAGCCAATGGTTATGTAGCTATAACAGACGTAGAGGCCGGTGAAGAGTACGAATTTCAAATTCGATCAATCACTCCTGGCGGAATAGCGAGTGATTGGAGTTCAGAAAGTAATGATCAGCCTAATGCTGGATTTGAAGATGCTGACTTTTCTGGCTGGACAATAGATCCAGAGACTACTGCGACAATTTCGCCAACTCAGAAACATTCAGGACTGTATTCGGCCCATGTGGTAGGAGCTTCTCCGTCTAGTAATGGAGGTTTAGGCGGAACTTGGATAGACGTTCGACCGGGAGACATAGTTACAGTTCGCGGATGGGTAATGCGGGATGAATCCAATTTACCGCAGCTCACACAAAATAGGTTAGAAGTTCATTTTAGCGACGAAACAGGAACTCAAAATATATGGCCGGATATAGGAATTATCGATAAGGATGTATCTGGATGGCAATATTTTGAAGCATCCCATGAAGTACCTGATGGGTATACAAGAGCAAGAATTCTATTTGTCATACAATCTTCTGAAACAGGCGCTTTCTATCTAGACGATTTCTATATCAGTAAATTCAGGTCAACCACACATAGAGTTACGAGCACACCTAGAGTTCCGCCTGCCGCGTCTTTGTCGCCGGTAACCGGCGACAATGTGGTTTACATGGATGTTACTGTCAATAACATAGAATTATTTGGAATAACAGGAATAGAGTTTCATTGGAGTTATGTTAATGATCGAAATGCCGGGACTACTGCGGTACTACAAGGAGTTCCAGCATTTATATTTAGAGGTTCTGAGCAAGTAACATTTAGATCTACCATTCCTATAACAGACAATATTCCTCGATATTGGTGGGCTAGATTTGTAGCAGGAGGAGTAAAAGGAGATTGGTTTCCTTCTAGCGCTACTGGTGGCTTAAAAACTGGCACTTTACCTGGAGAAGGAGATTTAGACGAATATTTTTCGTCTTATGTATCTCGATCTGACTTTATTGAGCACTATACACAGCATGTTTCTGCCACTGATATTTCTTTTCCTGAAGTAGGTGAAATAGGAGGTAAGGTTCTTCAAGTTCAAGGAGAAGGAACTTACATAAGAAAAAGATATGTAGAATTTGATCCTTCTGAGCTGTACGAAATTTCAGTAACCGTAGAGCAGACTGTAAATCCATCCGTTTCTGGTGAATCAAGGATTTTTTGTGGACTTGAAGGAGTAGCCGCAGACGGATTTACTAGAGTCAATAAGAGTGGTTTAGACTCTAGTTCGGATCAGCACTATGCGGCTGTTGCTAACGAAGAAATTACTGTAGCTGAAGGTAAACAGACCTTTGTAGGCTATGTCCGCGGATATTTGCCTGTACTAGATAATGCTAATGATCCGGCCAGACCGTCAGGCCTACATTCACTGGTTAAGTATATTAGGCCTATATTATGGCTTAATCACCAGAGTGGTGACGGAACTGTTCAGATCGATAAGTTAACCGTTCGGCGTATAGATCCAAATACGATACCTAGACTTTTTGACAATTTATTTGGATCAGATGTTTATGGCGTTATAGTAGCTGACGTTTCTTCTCCGTTAACTGAATTAGAAGGGTATACTAATGCAGCCAGGAAATCGATAGCGGATCTTGATCTTAGCGTCGGTGATTACATATCTTTAAGTGCTGAAATAAAAACTTTGTCCGACGCTAATAACGCTGGACTTTATATTAGTTTTTGGGACGCAGAGACGGGTGGAACCCAAATAGGTAGCGTTCAAATATTGGGCGGAGTATCAGGCGCATCTCCGTGGAAGTATTATTCACTTGAAAATATTGAAATTCCTGCAGGCGCGACACATATTAGAGCTTACGTATTTACGTCATCGCCTGTAGTCGCTGATACAGTAAGCGTTAGAAAGGCTAAATTAAATCGCGGTCCTATAGCGACACAGTTTGTATTTGCGCCTAAAGGAGAACCCGGAGCTGACGGAACTTTAAAACAATATGTTTTTCGGAGATCGGCTACTCAGCCCAGTACACCCAGTGGTGACGGTATTCCGGTCGGATGGTTTGATTCTCCTCCTGCGTATGACGGTAATCCGTTATGGACATCGGTAGCTGTACAGAAATTAGATGGAACTACTATAGGGTTTTGGTCTACCCCCACACAACTTAGTGGAAACGATGGTCGAATAAAGCAGTACGTCTTCCGGCGCGCGGCGACGCAGCCGTCGACGCCGTCTGGGAATGGCGTGCCGAGCGGATGGTCCGACACGCCGCCGGCCGACAACGGCCAACCTCTT